AAGTTTCTTATGTCCTACAGTTGGTGGATTAAATCTACCAAACACCAGGGTTAGTGTCTGTCCATTCTTATCATCAGTCTCTGATTCTTCTTCAGGTTTAGTTCTTTCTCTAGGCTCTTCATCTCCAGCCTTCGCCTTTTGTCCTACCTGTTGTTCTGGTCCTTTATATTGTGGGGTCTGGGTATCTTCTCTATCCTTAGCACCATCTTTCTTATCAATAAATACGAGCTGACCACCTTCAGTTCTAGCTACAATATTACCAGCTTTATCTACCCAGTTTCCCTGTCCATCGCCAGTCAGACCAAGTTGCTTCGCTCTCGCAGAAGCCTTAGTCGTTCTTGCCTCACTAAAAAAGTTAAAGAAACTCTTCATTTATCTCGATATCCTATATTATATTTATGAGAGAGGATCATGAAGTGAGCGTCTGAGTCTTTCAAATACCATTCTACCAGGCTTTTGAAGCTCATACCAGTGGTCGTATGCCTCTTCCATTTTTGTCTTTGCGGCTTTCTTCCGACCCCTCTTGGTGAAGGGTTCCATTTCTTTATTCTTCTCCTCAATAAAATCACGAATTTCATTCAAGGATTCATCGAACTCATCCATCTCTTCACGAGTGGCAGGATTGAGTTTTTCAATCAATGCTTGTTTCAGATTGGGATATCCAATAAATCTACCTCTCGCTCTGGTTCTATCCTCACTACCTTTGTAAGTATTGACACCTGCAGCACCAGCAAGAGCCTTCAGCATTTGTTCTCCACCGATACCAGATGCATCCTCAATATCCTCTAGTGATACTCCGGCAGTTCCATTTTGTCTAAAGTATGTCCCATATCTATTTCTCACTTCATTGGTAAGTTCACCCTTTAGTTCCTTAAGTCTTTCATCGTCAGGATTAGCATTGAGAAGTTTTTCAATCTTTTTCAACACACCCTCATCATCAAGAGCGCTCATGAATTGATTGTATCTCTTATCAACCCATGCCCAGTTTTCAAAACCATCCACACCACCATTTCCAAGTGAGGTGATATGGTCAAGTTCCGATGCAAAGTATGAGAGTGGCTTACCGGTGACAGCAGAGAGACCCCTATTTGCAAGATAACTTCTTAAGACTGCATCACCTCTACCATCATATCTTTCTTTAGGAGCACCTTTGGTTCCCAATGCAAGTTTAGTAAATGCACCCTTATGATTTTTCTTGAGGTAATCCTTCGCAAATGCCATGTCCTCATCATTTATTTCCATTCTTTCTATCTTTGGACCATTACCTTCGATATAAGTTTTAAGTAATTCAGCATCCTCTCTTGAAAGTTTATTGGCACCTGCACCCTTCTTCTTCTCTGGTTGTGTCATCATCATTTCCAGAGAGTCGATGATAGCCTGTCTTCTTTCATCCTCATTTTGCATCTGAACTTCAGTGAGTTCAGGTTGTTCCTGTTGTGAAAGATACTCAATTCTTTCTGGTGTGTCCTCGCCTAGTCCTACACTATCTAAGAGAGAATCAATCTCTTCTTGATTTTGATCCTCTGTATCCTGATCTTCTGCATTAGATTGTGCTTCGATCTCACCCTCTACTTCTGCTGCAACCTGAGCATCTACTTCAGCTTGTCTCTCTGCCTTTAGTTGAGCAATAATATCTTTAGCTTGTTGTTTTACATCTGCCTTTCTATTACTGGACATGGCATCATATCTACCACGTGCCATTTGAGTCACAACTGCATCAACATTACCAGATGCAATAGAATTAATAGTTGGACCACCAGGAATCACTCTACCCATCTGATCACCTACAGATGATGCGGCTTGTTGTTCTGGTTTAGGTGCATCCTTCCTAAAATCAGATAGAGTTTTTGGATCTTGTTGTTGAGATTGTTGATCTTGTGGTTGTTCAGGAGCATCAAGCTGTTGGAGTTGTGTTTGACCACCACTTTTTACACTCTTATGAGTTACTTGTCCGGTCTTTGGATCTTTCCATTTTCCGTAACCAGCATACTCCAGACCCATCTCTCGAGCATCATCAGCAGCAGCCTCCCTAAGGAGACTGTCTGCTTTTTTCAGATATTTAAATACATCCATCAGACCACTATATCAGTCTTCCCAGCTATTTACAATGGCTTCAAATGCTTTAAGTTCTGCTTCTGAGAATTCTACACCTTCGTTCTTGGGGAACCTTCTCTTGACATCCATCTCCGATCTTTTAGCAGCAGCGTCAGCACCCATTCTAGTATTCATTCTATCAACACTCTTCTGAGCACTCTTCATATCTTTATCCATCTCATGATCATCACCATGAGTTCCCTTTCTCTGATGATCTACAGCCTTTTTAGCTCTGTCTGCAATACCCTCATCAACCTGTTCGACTTCCTCTTTCTTCATCTCTTTAGATGCCTTTTTCATGGGCTCTTTCTTGTCTCCATCTTTGTCGAGATCAAGGAAGTCAGGCTTCCCACCACCCTTGGAGGACTTACCTTCATCACCACCTTCACCCTTCTTGGCTTTTTGTTTCTCAAGATAGGCTTTAAATCCAGGATTCATTCCTTTCTCTGAGATGGTTTCTTTATCAGCATAGATGGATCTGTATGCGTCACCCCAACTCTTACGGATTTGTGATACTTCCTCTTTTTTCATCATCTTCTGAGCGGTCTTCTCTTTGACACGATCAGCAGCAGCCTTCTGTTCTTTCTCGGGAATCTCAAATCCCTTGATTTTCATGGTGCCCATGGTGCCTTCTACCAACTTGAGAAGTTGAGTCTTTACATTCAAGGACTCAGCAGCAACCAGACGATCATGTGCTCTCTGGATTCTCCTCTCCTGATTGAATCTTGCAGACCAGGACTCTTGGAGTTTCTTGTTATTTCTATACTTAGCAAACTCTTCCAGAGCAACAGTCGATGCCTTGGAATCAATCACACCAAATGTTCTATTCAGAGCTTCACATAGCCTATCAATCTTCTTCTGTCTTCCGGTAATACTTGATTCTTCAAAAGCTTCACTGAATACCTCATGTGCAGAGTCAACGGTGTGACCCTGAGAGAACATTACTTCCAGAACCTGTTCTACAATCTCATCAAGATCTGTGTCAGTCAGATCAGAAAGATTCATTTCAGAGATACAATCTCTAGAAGAAGTCAATTCTTCCTTTGCTTCGTTGTTATGGACAGCAGCATAAGCTTCCACAAAGTTACGCATTGATGAAGACATCTTTTTACAATTTACTTTTTCTTATCTTTATTTATATTGTCCAGGTAGTCCCTCTCACTCTGATATATTGTAGATGGGTTCAATAATATCTCAACACCCTCTCTTATACCAGGGACTAACCATTCATTTAAATCCTTACAATTATTCCAATTAACAGGTTGAATACAATTCATCACAACCACAGACCAAAAAGCTGTGACATAATTAACAAAAGTGATCACTCAAATAATCCTTCCTTCTTCAGATGATTCAAGGTATCCTTAATACCACCAATGTGTTTGTAGTCTAATGCACACTGTGGATATTCAGCATTCTTACCGAACTCAGATTCAAATGCTTTCTGAGAGAAGTGATTGTTTAATCGATACTCAAGGATGTCAATCTCCAATCTCTTGAGAAGAGAACTTAATCTCTCACTCTCTTGATTTCCGTTGGTGTAGACTACTGCCTGCATTACTTTTCCTCGTATTCGTATTCGATAACGACCTTTTTAGTGGTCTTACCCATACTATTTTTAGTAGTTATAAGTTTAAGATCTCCTTTGAGTTCTCTTGAGATGTCTTGTAGTCTTTCCCAGACTCCCAAAATACTCATGGTCTTCCTCCGATGGCATCCCACATATCCTGAACCATATCTGTGGGCTTCACAGTTCTTTCAAGTTGATCTGGAACTATCCAGTTCTTCCACTTATCAATTTCATCCTGTGTAGGGACTTTGATTCTTACCATAGTTCCTTCTTCGACAAACTCTTCGTTCATCTTCTCATAGGTTTCAGGTGTAATCTTATCGATCTCAGTCACTTTCTTATCATTGTGCATTTTTTGATACTGTTCAGCACCAAGGTTGTCTAAAAAATCGTTAGTCACGTTGTCTCCAGTCATCAGGTTTGTCTCGTTGAAACCATTCAACCATTTCATCTGTGTCACTAAATCCCGTTTTATGATTGGATGGGTCGGGATCTCCTAGTCCCATCCTATTCATAAAATCATCTAATGAACCTTCCTCAATATCTTGAGTTGCTTGACGACGTGCCTTCCGTAACATCTCGTTTGCGGTGGTATTGGCCTTGGCTAATTTCTGGGCCCATACCATATCGTCTAGCTTAACTTCTTCCCCGTTTGCAATACATTTACAGATAAACTCTAATCGAAGTCTGTATTGGGTAGAAAGCATATGTATTTTTCTTCTACCAATATTTATTTTAGTAATCGGCAGTTGACTTTAGTTTGTTAAATCCAAATGGTGAATTGTCATCATCTTCTTCACGAAGTTTCAAAGCAATATTTCCGAGTGCTTCCATAACTTTCAGGATATCCTCAGTCTTAGAACCCTCACCAAGTTCTTTGGACACATACCAGTATTTTTCCCAGAAGGTATCACCGGCCTTTTTGTAATCTTCAAGTGTCAATAGTTTCATTAGAATCCTCCTCCTTTTGTTTTCTTTTTGGGACTGTATTGTTTCAGTATTTGTTTCAGTTTATCATCATCATAATGTTCCATAAGATGTAGTTGTCTATCTACAGCAAACTGAAATACACTACCCGGTGACATGTTTTTCAACATTGCCACAGCAACATCATACATCAGTTCTTCTCTCTCATTCTTTTTCATAGTTGTGATAGAACCTCTTTGTAAATGTTCTCTGCAATTGCCTTCATCATCAAGGGTGGGACCATTCTACCAACTCGTTCAGTTTGTTGTGAGTGTGATCCTGTAAGAACAAAGTCATCAGGAAGAGACTGAATCCTTTTGAGTTCAGGGACCGACAGAACCCTGTCCTCATTCCAGTGGATCAGACCACCACTGGCTGTCAATGTAGGAGATGGTTTGTAAAATGATGCTCTTTTGGTATTGAAACAGTGTCCTTTCTCATGATAATCCATACCAGATAAGATCTTCTTAGGATCTTTTGGCATCTTACTAACAACCTTACGATAGATACCACTCTTGACCATGTGATCTGTAAGGGCTTGAATGTTCTCGGGATCATTATCAACACCATCGATAACATCACCGATGGTTGTATCCTTAGATGATGTGGGAGGGAACAGTGATGATACAGTCAATACATTGAGACCGATCTTGTCAGCAATGTCCTGACGGACAGCAATAAAGATCAGTCGTTCTCTGGCTTGACCCACACCATAGTGAGATGACTTCATCACTTTAGATGTGACGAGGTAACCAATCTCCTCAAAGGCATTGGTAATCTTAGCATAATAAGTCTTTGCTTCACCGATTGTCAACCCTTTGACATTCTCAGCCACGATGACTTTGGGTTGGATGTCTTTGGCAACACGAATATACTCAAAGAATAGATCTTCGATGTTCTCTACCTTCTTACCGTCTGAATATGATTTTGTCTTACCCCACCCATCAGAGTGTTTAGAACCCTCACCACGACACATTGACCCAGCAACAGAGAATGCGGAACAGGGTGGTGACCCGTCAAGGATATCCAACTCACCAACCTTGAGACCAGTCAGTTCTAGGAAATCTTTACCTTCCAGTTGTTTGATATCATCAGGAACAATGGGTGTAGAGGGATAGTTTGTTGAATATGTGTTCCTTGCTTCCTCTACAAACTCATTGATACACAGGATTTTACCACCTGCAAGACGATATCCCGTAGAAGATCCACCACCACCAGCGAAGGTGGAGATGACAGTGAACTTGGCTTTTGCCTCACCGTCATACACATCTTGTAATTTGTATGGTAATTTCATAAGGGTAACGTACTTGATCCGGTAGAAGCATAGTCAGAAGCGAGATCCATCACTCTCTTCCTTTTACGATTATTTAGCATCTCATCATTCAAGAGTGTTTCAAACAAGTGATCAATGTTGGAACCAAGTTGAAGATTGATGTGATCTTTGACACTGGTAACCCTGTCAAATTCTTCTTTGAATGCATCTCTCACCACCTGTTTCTGTCTAGGTTGATTCAATTCAAACCAATCATACTTGAAGTAGTAATTTCTTACTTCATCATGATAGATGTAAGGGTGTACAAGACTAATATCTTTTTCTTGAGCCAACTGTTCTATTTGACGAAATCCAGTCACATTATAATGCATGAAGTAATTACGTCTGAACTGATCAAATTTCTCTTTTGGTTCTTTGAAATGAAGGATTGCTTTCTTACTCACACCATAGTATCCGTCTGCACCAATACCGCTGAGGAGATAAGATTCTTTGATGTGGGGAAAGACGTAGAGAAAAGGAAAAGTACACTCAAAGTGAGTTTTCTTTCTACAATCATAAGTTCTTACAAGACGAAGAAAGTCCTCCCTTAGATTTGTGGTGGGAACAACAACTGTCTCACATTCCCATCCAAATTCTTTACTGACCTCTTCAGCTTTGTAAGCGTCATAAGACTTATCACCCTCCAGATGAAAAGTATATGCAGTAATTTTTTTACCAAGACGATAAGCAGCAAAACCCAGACTTAGACTGTCTACACCTCCAGACAACAAAATCCCCACGGTATCCGTGGGAACTTCATTCCTGATAATATTTGCCAAAATTTTATCTATCATACACACGATTTTTGTATTCGTTCAAGTTCATTGTACCCATTTCTTTATTATAACAGGCGCGAACCATCGCAAGGTTACTATAGATAGTGCGTCCACCATTTGCGTGTGCAATGATGTGAGCAGCATGTGCATCCTTGTACTCAAGTTTTTTTCCATCGACTGCACAAACACAATTCTGTTCGGCAAGTTTTGCCTCTTTTTCAAGCACACTGAAAGAACGCTTGTTATCTCGTGTTTCAATGATTTTCTCAATGTCACCCATTTGTCCAATAAGGTAGGAAATAGCAGTAGAAATCTTCTTACCGTCCCAAGGTGCAGCAATGTACTTCTTATACATGATCTGTACACTGTAACCAGATGTTTCGTGAACTACTTTGCTGAATTTTCCGTCTGGATTCATTAATACACTATTTGCATGATAGTATACTTTGTAAAACTCTTCGCTGTCTGAAATTTTAAATGAACCATAAGTATCTACAAGATAGAAGTACAAATATGACAAGGCCTTGAAGTCATGCTGAGACAGTCCTTTCTTGCCGTATGTATTTTTGTTCTGACCCATTATGCGTAAGAATTCCAATTGTTCCTTGATTTTAGGCATTGGAATGTCTTTGGTTGTCAAATCTGGGTCTTCATACATTGTCTCAATTGCAGAGTCAGATGAACCACCAAGCAATTCTTTGGGGTGGCGAACCCAACGATACACAAGTCGAGCAAATGCATGGTCTTGCTTCAAACGATCATTATCAAAGTTTAAGTATCTGTAAGTTGGTTTACCCTTAGGGCTAATAGAAAAATCAAACAAAGAATGGAATTCATTGTCAATTTGCTTTACAACACGAACTGTTTCACGAATGTAATTTGCAATTTGAATATCTCCATATGAATTAAGCATCTCAATGAAATTCACATCTGTCGTTTTGTTTAGTGTACGAAAGATATGTCCTTTTGTTGCAGAATCAAGTGCGTTGTAAACAGTGAATGAAAGTTCAGTGTCTAGAAATTTATCCTGTTCTTTTTTTGAGAGTTGTGAGAAACATTTCCCATTAACCTCGAATTCATTTTGTAGATATGACCATAATGCACGTTTGCGGTGACCACCATCAATACTTTCATATTGAAATTTCACAAACTCATTCAACTTCATTAATGTAATCGTTCCGATATCATATCCATCTAAAAGTGTTGTAATAATTCCAATGCCTTTTGCATTGTCTTTTGAATAAACGGGAAGTCGTTGTCCTACTGGTAGACAATCTATTTTGTGGTACAAATTGTCACGAAAGTCACGAATGGTTGGGGTTGTTTTAGAGTATAACATTTGGCCTCCTATAGCCTTTTAATGGACACTGGCACGATTGCTCTCGTCCAATCAAAATATACAATAAAAAAAGGGACCTGTCAAGGCCCCTATGTCAGTTTATTTAATGGCTATGACTCCAACGAACTGGTGATTTCTCCAGAAGATCTGAGAGTCTTTGAAGCCTGCTCTCATAACCATCGCTTCTAGTTCATACCAGGTATTAGGTTTCAACATGTCACGGAGTTGTTTCTCCTTGTCCATGATTTCATCAGCAGTGAATGTCTTTCTCTTGTAGTCATAGTGATTGAAGGTGAGGAGTTCTTGGAAGAACGCATTCTCACACATCAACTTCTCTGCAAAGATGAATGCACCACCCTCGTTCAGACCATTATAGATCTTATTGATAGTCTCTTGTCTGGTAGTCTTTGGCATGAACTGTAGGGTGAAGAGTGATGTCACCAGAGAACAGTTCCTGAACTCATAGTTGGTCACATTACCACGAACCCACTCTAGTAGTGCCCACGGATATTCTTTACGGACCTCTTTGATTCTTTCATCAAGACTATCATAGAAACCACCAGCAAGTTCTACACCCACATATTGAGCATACTGACGATTAGGATTGTTACCAAGGATCATCTTAGTCAGTTTTCCTGTAGAACAACCTACATCCACGACTTTGGTATGGTCTTCCACAAAGTATCGAGAGAACGATACAGTATCCTCTAGTAGGTTTGAATATCCACGGATACTATCGTTGATGTGATTGTCAAAACCTTCAGGTGAGTGTGCGAAAGAAAAGTCGTAGGTCATATCATTTACCGTTTGTTTCGTATTTTAGTTCATCATCAATCATTTTGTCCAGTGTGTTGATGACATTACGGACATCTACAATACGGGCAGGTGTGCAGGTAGGGTCAATAGTATAATCTTTTTGTTCCATGAACAATGCCTGACGGACCACTGCTGCTTGTTGTAGATTCAGTTCAAGATTAATCATCGTTTAAATCTCCTATCCATTCTAAGTTTAATGTAATACATTACAATCAACCACACTGAGAAGATGATTGCTTCCTTATATCCCAGTATATTCCAACTAATAATAGATCCCGTCACAGGTCTCCCTCCTTACGGTTTTCTGAATAGTGAACATCAAATGTTCCTTCGGGATACCGTGCTGACAGTTTCTCAACATTCATCTCTAGGATTTCATCAAAGGAAATGTCAAGTGCCATACACGCCTGAGCAACATACCACATAATGTCACCCAGTTCACGCTTCATGTGAAACGCATTGTCTTCATTGTAGGGTTTACCTTGAAGAAAAATCTTCTTTACCACCTCAGTAAACTCACCAGCCTCTGCACTGATACCAAGTGCTGCAGTCAGAAGTTGAGATACATTGCAATCATCTCTGACTTCAAGTTCAGACAAACGAGATGCAAGAGTGGGATAGTCAAGACTAGGTTGACTAGTAGTTTGTCGAACGAACTCAACATACTTGTTAGGATCGATTGTCATAAGTCTAGGGGGTCCTCTTGATTTTCAGGTAAAATAATTTGTTCGGGAAGTTCTAGATCATCAACTCTTTTACTAAAGATGTCTACAACTGTGGGAGGTGGATCGAGATATACTATGACCCAAGTGTAACCAGGTTTGTTCGCAATATGGTAGTCAGCATCACTTTGTTGACCACAATGACGATATCTCCTACCCATCTCATCTCTCACCTCGTAGATGAATGGTCTCTGGAGTTGTATCAACTCACTCGGTAAGTTGATTTCAGAACTTGAATCCATCGAAAGACTTCTTGGGTTTCTCCTCATAAGTATACTCCTCTTCCTGCTTGCTGTCAAGGAGATCGTCTTGTGCTGTCTGTTCACAGTCGAACAATCTCATCTTAGCACGGTCGATACCGACCACAAACCTCTTGTAGATACTGAGATCATTGTATCGATTCTTCAATTGCTTTACAAGTATCTGTCCCAACTGTTCGAGCTCTTCAGTCGAAATAAGGGCAAACATAAGATCAGCAGTAGCAGGGAGACCAAAGGACTCACTTGTATCAGTAAGCTCAACGTCAGAGCTACCATAACCAGAACGAGTGGTCTGCGTGGCAGAAACGATAGGGACGTTTGCTTCACAAGCCAGTCCTCTAAGTTCTTCAGCAATTGACTTAATAACCGTATATGAATTGACATTGCTACCAGCGCGATATCGTGAGGAAGCACATATATTAAGGTAATCAATGAAAATAATATCAGGTCTAAATGACTTCTTAAGTGCGAGTTCATTAAGAAGTGACTTAAAGTGTCCACTATGTGCACTGGCTGTAGGATACTCCTTAATAATTAGAGTGCCTTGTGTCTTTTGTGCCAGGTTATTAACCTTTGTTTCAAAAGTATGATGTGGAAGTTCCACAATGTCTTGGATATTGACATTCAACAGGTTGGCGTCAATCCTTTCTGCGATCTTCTCTTCTGCCATCTCCATTGTGATATACAAAACATTCTTGTTCTGTAGGAGTGTGGCAGATGCCATGTGACACATAAACAATGACTTACCAACACCGGTACCAGCCAGTGCAATATTCAATGTCTTGTTAGG